CAGGAGAGCCCATAGATGTATACGGACACTATGAGCCTAAACCTTTAGAGCAAAACCTTACGGAGTTTGGTTTAGAACTAACTAACGATCAGTTGTTTGTCTTTAATAAGTCTTACATTAGTGGTAAGATAGGACGAGATCCTCTAGAGGGAGACATAATTAAACCTAAATTTCAGAACCAAAAGTACGAGATTTTTGAGGTGCAGGAAGATGGGTTCCAAATCTATGGTGTTTATCATATGATTTGTGTTGCGAAGCTCCTTCGGGATGATCTGGAGGTGGTCAACGAGCCCTACACTAAGAAGACTGACGATGTGGGAGGCTACATGGATATTGATCATGTCTGATAATACAAACGATTTCTTTACTTCAGATATCTTATTAGATGGAGATATTGAGGATGTGCCTTCTTCTAATGTGACAGGACAGGAGTATTTGCTTGATCTGATCCAGCAGATGAATAAAAAAATGGTAATTCCTATCAATGGATATAAAGAAATTGTTAGGTTTTTGCTTAATGAGTTTGATGGGTTACCTTATTTGAATCATGAGTTAGAAACTATCAAAGTTAAGTGTAGGTATGGAAATCCTGAGAGAACAATTGCTAAACTAAAAGAAGAAGATAATATGATTCTTCCCCTCCTTACAGTGTCTCAAGACTCCATTCTAGAAGACGATGCAAGGCGTAGATTCTACCCTGTTATCATGAATAACACCTATTTTAATGAGGATACTCAACGAGCAGAGAGAATTATAAGTTTATGTGATCGCCCCGTTACGATTAGGTATAACATTAATATCTGGGCCAAATACATGGAAGATATGGATCAATTATCTCAGCAAGTACGCCTTCGATTTAACCCGTCTATACAATTACAAACAAAATTTAGCCACGACAGTAAGGTATTCCTAACAGCAGAGACTAATAACTATGCTTTCTCTCTGGCAGATAGAGAAGATAGAATTATAAGGAAGACCTTTGTTTCTACAGTAGAAACATATGTGAGGAGTCCTAAATTTAAAGTAACATCCACAGGCGAAATAGAAGAAATCAATATAGAAGCAAGTATATCATAGTTTTTTTCTCGCTATTATTGTTTAAATTTACTAAATATATGTAGAGGTAATTATGAAATCATTAACCAACGACAGCTTACAGAGATTAGAGGTATACTTTAAAACACATAAAGGTGCTGACCGGAGATGGATTATGCCAAAAGAAACTTTGGTAGTCCCTGCAAGCTTTATTAGTAACCAAATTAAGGTTTTATCAAGTCGTAAAATGATTAGCATTAAGAACGCTTAGGAGATAAAAATGGCAAACTTTGTGAGTCCCGGTGTATATGTAATAGAGAAAGATATTAGTGACTATACGCCAGCGGTAAACCCCACTGTTGTTGGTCTTGTTGGCTTTGCTACAAGAGGCCCAGTAAATAAACCAACCCTAATCACTAGTCAGGAAAGATTGATTAAAACTTTTGGAAGACCAGACGATGAACTCCCAGGACAAGCAATTGAAGGGGCTCTTGAAATTCTAGAGACCTGTAATCAAAATTACTTTGTTAGGGCTTCTAATGAAGACACCAACGCTGAAGCACACGGACATGTTAGTATAGGAGGTTGCCCTGCCTTCAGGGTTAACGGAGTTTGGGGTACCGCTGGTGCCAATGCCGATCTCACATTAACAATACAAGTTCATGATCACAACGGAGTTCCTCAGTACTCTGTGCCTAGAGTGGTTACTATTCCTTCGGATTATGGTGCAGGTGATACCATTGAGGCTGTTATGACTATCATAGGTGGGGAGCTAGATGCTGATAAGATAGGAGCCTATACTGATAACAACGATGTTTTTATTGTTGGTAACTGGGCGGGGGCACTTGCTAAACTAACCATTGCAGCCTCCGACCGCACTGCTGTACTCCCATTAGGTGAAAATGGGGATCCACTGACGAATGGCACTACTTTAGAAGCGGTTGGTAGTACATTTAAGGATGGTACTGCCCCAGCAGAGAACGGTTTATGCTATTATGTAGAATCAGTCTACCCAGGAACAGGATACAATACTACTGTCCTTCCTGATGGAACCATAGTAGGAAACTCCGTTACAGTTAACTCCGTAGGAAGCAAAAATGTTGTCCTCAATGTCAACGATGGTGGAGTAGCCGAGGAAGCTTTTAAAGTATCTTTAATTGATGGGAATTTTGTTGAGGATCTTATTAATGTGGGTTCCACAGAGCTTACCTCAGAATTTATAAAGGGAAGGCTCTATGCTAACCAAGATATTGCTGTATGGCATCCTGAAAATAGGATCTTCGCGGATAAACTAAGTGCCTATACCACCACCCCTGTTGACAGTACCACTGCTACCGCAGTTACCCCCCGCTTTGTAAAGTTTGTGGGAGGAAATTCTACCCTTACTGGTGGGGCGAATGGGGACGAGGATGAGGTAAACGTCCTTGTCGGAGGTGTGGGAGGTCAGTATGGTAGAACAGGGATGCAGGCCCTAATTAATGAGACCGCTCCTATTACTATCGCAATCATCCCAGGTATCACTGATATGGAGGTGCAGAATAATTTAATTACTTTAGCAGAGAATTCGGGAGACTTTCTTGCAGCGGTGGCAACCCCTGTTGGGTACAACCTTGCCGATGCTATCTCCTATTCTAACGGACAAGACTTAGCGCGAAGTTCGGCCCTTAACAGTTCCTATGCCGCTATTTATTACCCCTGGGTAAAAGTTTTCCAGCCTTATCTTGGTAAGGATATATGGTTAGACCCCTCTATCTTTGGAGTAAGACAGATGGGGTACACGGATACAGTTTCTGATTTATGGTTTGCTCCTGCTGGGTTTGTTCGTGGTAGGCTAACTAAGCCCTTGGATAGTGAGGTTGATCTCAACCAAGGAGACAGGGATAGTATGTACAGCGGTGGAAACGTGCTTAATCCTATTGTTAAGTTCCCACAGCAGGGTCTTACAATCTTTGGTCAGCGAACCACCCAACGGGCTCCCACGGCTCTTGATAGAATTAACGTGCGGAGATTAATGATCTATATTAAGAGGGTCATTACTCAATCTACTACACGGTTCGTCTTTGAACCTAACGACAAAATTACTCAAGAAAGAATTGAAAAGCTTTTAGTGCCCCTCTTTGAAGATATTAAAAGACGTAGAGGTATTACTGAATTTAAGGTTGTTTGTGATGAGACAGTAAATACTCCAGTAAGGGTTGATAGGAATGAGCTTTGGTGCAAAATTCTTATTAAGCCTACAAAGGCAGCCGAGGTGCTCGTCTTTGAACTTAACATCACCAACCAAGCCGCTAATATAGGATAATTTAGGAGATAACTCATGGCAGACGCATACTTTTTAAACAATGATAATTCGGTAGCCCGTACCATTCATGGTGACCAACCCACTACCCCTTTAATCTCAACTGAACTTGATTCCGTAAGAGCTTATCAATGGGAAGTAGCCTTCTATTTTGGGCAAGCAGACCCTATTAACGGAGTGCAAAAGCCCTTAACCTTAGCAGCAAAGCAGGTAAATGGGATTGGATTTAGTGTAGAAGATATTGAGGTTAACAGAGTTAACGATAAGGTCTACTACCCTGGTCGCCCAAGCATGGAAGAGATGGTGGTTACATTTGACAACCTTCAAAAGACTAAAGTGGACAAACTTCTTTATGAAATGATGGCTCTTACTTATGACCCCCGAACAGGGGATCTCATGAGCCAAAAGATTCCTGGTGAAACAGGGACACTACCCTCATTTAAGAATGAGGTTCAGGTTACTCAACTTACAGGAGACGGAAGACCTCGCAACATCATTCGTTTGTTTGGAGCTTACCCTAAGAAGATAGTTCACGGAGAGTACAACTACTCTACTAACGACTTTCACACTATCGAACTGACCTTCCGCTACGACTTCTTTGTTAATACTAACAACAAAACGGGCACCGTCAACAGCACAGTGGGATAATAATTAAAAGTCAAATTTGTAAACCCAACTCGTTTGGATGCGGGTTGGGTTTATTTTATAGACTATGATATGATATGGAATACTTCACAGAATTATTAGAAAGTTACTCCAGGCTGAAGAAGAGAAGTCTCAAACTCCTTGAGGCTGAGAAGAAGAGCAAGACTAAGAAAAAAGCAGAAACAAAGACCGAGCCTAAGCCCAAACCTAGAGGG